GCGGCAGCAGCAGCCCATGTAGGCGCACTAACGCCGTTTGATGTTAACGCCTGTCCAGACGTGCCCGCCGCAGTAAAAGCGTAAGCCGTGCCAGTGCCATAACCAATGCCACCAGCAGTCGCTGTAGCAGTGCTGTTAGTGCCACCGTTGGCGATTGGCAGTGTGCCAGTGACGCCAGCAGTTAGGCTAACCTGACCCCAAGAAGGCGCAGAGCTTGTCGTGGCAATTAGAACCTGACCAGTCGTGCCAGCGGCAGTGAAGGCGTAAGCCGTTCCAGTGCCGTAGGTAACGCCGTTAGCAGTGGCCGTTGCAGTAGTATTAGTACCGCCAGACCCAATCGGCAGTGTGCCAGTTGTCAGTACCGAAGTTGACGTAGCGTAGACAGCGCCGCCAGACGTAAATGCAGTCAGGTTTGTGCCGCCGTTTGCGGTTGGCAATGTGCCAGAAACGTGAGTTGTGAGGCCAATCTTGTTCCACGATGGGGCAACACCAACGCCGCCAGAGATCAATGCATTGCCTGTGGCAACGTCAGGGAGTTTGGACAGGGCAGTCGTTGTACTGGCGTAGAGAAGGTCTCCAACAGCGTAACTAGACTGGCCAGTGCCGCCATTAACAGCAACCAGTGTGCCAGCAACAGTAACAGCGCCAGTCGTGGCAGTTGAGGGGGTGAGGCCAGTCGATCCAAACGTGATCGAGCTGACGCCAGACCCAGCGCCTGAGAACTGTGCCCAAGTGATGGCTGTGGTTCCAATAGTGCCGCCAGCGTCACTTGTACAGACCCAGCTAGTGTCGGCCTGTGTTGTGCCCGTCTCGACAAATACATAAGCGCCGGGAACTTGCGCCCATGTGTTCATGTCAGTCGCTCTGGTCCATGCGCCAGTCGCAACAACATAAATACCGTTATCGGCGGCAGAAGTTTGGTTCTTAACGAGACAACGATCACCCGCAACGAGGGCAATACCATCAACCGTTTGCGCCCCAGAGAGCGTTATATTGACTGTCGTAGCGGCAAGGCAGGAGGCTTTGGTATCAAGTCCCTGAGCCACCGTATCGACATAAGACTTATTGGCAATGTCAGTAGACGCCGATGGTGTCGTTGAGATCGTGCCAGTTGTCAGTGTGACGGCGTTTATAGTTGTGTTCGTGACAGATGTTAGCTGCCCCTGAGCATTAACGGCAAAGACAGGGACTTGATACGAGCTGCCATAGGTAGCCGCCGAGACTGCCGTATTGGCTATCGAAATCGTGCCTGAGCCAGTAATAGGACCGCCAGTTAGGCCTGTCCCAGTGTTAATTTGGGTAACAGTACCAGCGCCAGTAACGGTAAACCATGTCGGATTAGCACCAGCACCCTGTGTCTGAAGAAGCTGACCAGCAGAACCGGGAGGCAATGCTGTCCATACAGATGCACTGCGATATAATACAGATCCCTGCGTTGACCCTAAAACATTGTCCATTTCAGACGAAAAAGACTGCCAGAATGGAAGGTTACCAGAACCATTTGAGGTAAGGATCTGCGTGTTACTGCCTATGCCTACCGAAGTCCAACCGCTTGAGCTACGAGAAATAATATTGCCAGTGGTGGAACCAAAGACGGAATCCAAGAACGCAGTGGCTGTAACGTCAGATGGATTTGCAGAACCGCCAGATATATTGGCTTTCAGCGTCTGATTAGCCATCTGGGCCAAATAGGTGTTCGAAACACCATTGACAGACAGTCCAATAGTAACAGCTTTATTAACCGTTGCAGCCGTCACAGGCGCATTAGCAGTAACGCTTCCGATGCTTGGCGTAACAAATGTTGCAGAAGCATAAGCTGCGATTTGGGATGTCGAGATATGGACCGACGTCCCAGCCTGGACTGCTTCTAAGAGCTCACTGCCGTTAAGGGCAATGCCCGCAGGTAGATTCGGGATTTGAACATTGCTCATGTGAGCGGCCCTGTGTCTGGAACTGTGGTGTTATTATACGGCAAACCAGGATCATTTCCACCCGCAGCATCAGGAACAGTCGGACTTGTGCCAGGCTGTTGATTGAGGCCACCAGGCGGTTCGCCAGTTTGCTGTGTAACTCGATTATTGGAGTTTTGGGTAATACGGGTGTTACCACCTGGGACAGGTATCCCAGTAGCGGCGTTGACCGTATTCTGCCCAGAAGTAACCCGATAATTTGTTTCTGCCGTAACAAAATCTTGAATACGGGGATTCATCACGGGGACTGGATCTGCCGGAACAACAATAGCCCTCAATTGCTCTTGGGGCGTATCATGGCAGGTATTGCAGACCAAAATCCGCAAGTTTTGAAGAGAGGCGCCTCTCCAATCAAATTGCCATTGCAAATCGACAAGGTTGTAGCGAAACCCGCACCTGTCGCATATAGCATGTGCTTGGGGGTTCGTTGCGCTTGTTCTTGCCCGTCCGGCCTGAGAGGCATATGCCATGCACCCCCTCCTTACGGTCTAAAGTATGATGAGATTGTCGGTGAAATGTACTGTTGCGCCGTTTCAACATTTTGAGCAGCGGCAATATCGTATGATTCATCAGACAATGGCTTCATAAGAGCGACTTTATCTGGAGCCCACATCATAGCCAGCCGCAACGCCAGTCCATATGAAAAGGCTTCCATCCAAAGATACGGAATTTGGACTGTTTGGCCAGATTGCAAGTTTGCATCCTGTAACTGAACAACCCGATAATACTTCAAATATTGGGCGCTTGTTCCATCTGGAACCGGCCACAAAGTCACCGTTGGATTAGGATCAATCAAACGGTCAAACCAATATGTTGTTGAAAAGCCTTGCTGCTCCTTATTTGGATAGCTGGCATATTCAGTGCGGCTAACAGGCAAAATAAGCCGATCAATCGGTTGGCCGTTGCCGTTATCAATCTCCATGTAGGTGTCCAGCATGGTAACTGTGTTCAATGGCACATTGTATGTGGCTTGTCCTTGAACAAGCGTAACCGTTTGAAGGTCCACCGCCCAAAGATTCACGCCTTGGTTAGACCAGCGAGAAAGCAGCATATTTGCTGCCATTCGAGCAGAGGAAAGGTGTTCTTGAACAAGAGAAGTCGGGCGCACACCAATCAATTGATATGCGTAGACCGTCAGATCACTGAGGCCGGGATTAAAATTGTATGTCCCGCTCGTTGTCATCAAGACCGCCTATTAATACGGAGCGTTACCAGCCTGCGTGAAGGTAACATGCACAGAGGAAGTTGTGCTTGTACCTGCGTTGCTAACTTGTGCGCGAACATAGACAGGGATGCCAGTCATTTCAGCAGCAACTTGGCCAGTAGCGCCAACTAGTGCCGTTACGCCAGTATTGACCCAGTTCATTTGTTGGAATGTTGGAGCAACGTATCCAGAAAGACCAAGATTAATGTTATTTGGATCATCGCCAGAAACTTGAATGTTCGTGGTGATGGTTCCTGTCGGATCGATCTGGCACAATGTTGAAGCAAAAGCCCAAGTATCCAACGAAATCGGTTGGCTATCTGCATATGCAGTTGTGCCAATCGAGATGCTACCCACAGAAGCAATGCTGATCGAGACAGATGTCACTGTCTTATAGCTGTACTTACTGGAGACAGCAGTTGCTGTGACGCCAGAAATTGTTTCTGTAACCGTGACACCAGACCAATCAGTGCCAACAATTGTGAATATTGCGCCAGTTTCTGTCGATGTCGAAAGGATCTGAATGCGACGAGGATTGTCGAGCGTAGCAACCTGAGACGAATAAATCGTGCCAGATGCAAACGTCTGTGAATTGTTCACCAAATAAGTGCCAGCGCCGCTAACACCTGTTCCTTGTGAAACAATTTGAGTGCCAGCAGTCATACCAGCGCCAGTTAAAAACTGACCCGGACCAAGTGCGCCAGACGAAGCAACAGTTACTGTCAGCGTATTGCCTGAGATCGAGGCAGTGCCAGTAAAGTTGTTGGTCACCAATGCGCCATTGAGAATCAATTGGCCAGCAACGGCGGTAGAAGCTGTGCGGATCGCAGTGGCGCTCGGTGCGGCAAACGGTCCCAGAGAAACTTGAATAGGGCGCATATCAACGATCCTTTTTACGAGCTGCTCTTACATTGTCTACCAAATTTGGATAAGGACGGCCAGCAGCACGGGCCATTGCCTTAGCAGACTGAACCTGCTTGCGACTAAGATGCTTGTGTTTAGCATCTTTGGGAGCATTTTTCTCCCAAAAAGGTTTGTCGGCCATGTCAACAATCCCATTTTCTGAGAGATTTGTTAATTCGACTATTTGGATCAGCAGCCTTTGCGGAACCAGTCAACTTTCGCTTCATGCCAGTCATCCTTGCACAAAAGCTATCCTTTCTAGGACCGCCTTCGGGTTGTGGACGCTTTATATTATGGCCTTCAGCACGCAAAGATGCACGGCCTTTTTCATTAAGACCGCCAGAAGGATTTTTACCTTCTTTTCTTGTCCAAGCTCCGGACATCGCTACTCTCCAAGCGAAAACAGGGGCGCATGGCCCCTGTTAACATTAGCTAAGATTTGCCAGGGGACAGCAACCCTTAGTAATGCTGGGCGGGCTTGCGCTGTTCGCCAGGGCCACCAGCCGAAGAGAAAACGCCGCCACCAGCCTTACGAGGCTTGCGACCAGCATGGTGCTTAGCCATGCCGCCGTGCGCCTTCATCCCAGCCTTTTTAGTCTTGCCGCCATGTTTGAAGCCATCGGTTCCGCCTTTGGCTTCTTTGACAACATTTGACGCGCCGCCAGCGTAAACATCGCTGGGAGCCGAATCAGTGACTTTTACGCCACCCTTTGCTGATTTACCCTTCATAGGAAGCTCCTTTAGGCTTGAGTTACGCCGAACAAGCCAGCAATAGTGCCGATGTTCGCGACAAGTGGGTTTTGGTAGAAGAAAAGACGCTTGGTCTTGTCCGTTGCTGACTGCACTGCGTAAGTACCACGAACGTCACCAGTAGTTGTGGTGGCGGGCGAGGTAGTGACAGCCGCAAGGTATCCAGTCGATGCTGTGAGCAAAGTGGCGTTGTAGTTAAGTCCTACGTCACCAAAATAATCAGAGCGGAGAGGAAAACCAAATACGTCTAACGTACCAACAGAGTAGTTAATGGCATCCGTTGCATTCGGCACAACCGAGGCAATGTACTTAAACGCCTTCTTACCGCTTACTGTAGTGCTTGCGGCAACGGGTCCAATCAATTCTGACATCGGTACGCCATAAATGTCGTAACCAGATACCAAGAAACTAACTAGACCAGAGGCCGAGGCCGCTCCAGTAACGCTAACTGCGCGAGCGCAGAGAGCCTGCGGGTTCCACAACTGAATGGTGTCTGCGTCGCCAAAGCCAGCGCGAAGAGCCAAGTTTCCATTTGTAGAATTAGAAGTAACGCCAGTAATTGTGGCAGACGAAACTGTTGTTGAACCAACAACTGAATACGTTCCAGCGCCACCCGAAGGCCCAGTGATCTGAGACACAATAGTCGTCCCAGAGGTAACACCAGTGCCGGAAAGTGTCATTCCGACAATGATGGTCCCTGTAACACTGGAGGCGGTCAAAACGCCAGCGGCCACAACACCCGTGAAGGATGCAAGACCGTCAAGCATCAATAAGCCGCTCACCAAGGCCCCAGTGTTGTAGTTAACCGTATATTGGCTAACTGCAACGCCGGTTGTAGTGGAGTTTGTTGAAACGAGCGTCATAGCCGTTCCAGAAGTTACGTTTGCAGCCGCAGCAATAGCAGATGTGCTAAGAGCGTAGGGCTGGTAGTTTAACGTCTGGATATTTGCAGTCCCAAGAAAACCAGCAGTTGTAGAACCGAAGTTCTGCCCCGGCTGATAAGTAAAGGGACCACGGGGATCAAGTATCCCCGTGCCGCCAAAGAAGAGTGACGGTCCCGCTTCTGGGTTGTAGTCAGGAAACGGACCTTGCCCAAACACAACAACGGGACCAGAAAATGCGCTAATAGACATCTACTGTCTCCGTTATTAAGAGGTCGGGAATGAACCCCAAATTGACCGCCAGTTATAGTATGCAAAGCTGTAACGCTCGTAACCTTTTACGAGAAGATTGTCAGTTACGAAATCGACTTGCATATCTGATTCGAAGGCAACGCGCTCCATGTAGGACAAGCCTTCAATGCTAGTAAGCAGGAACCAAGCATACTGAGAGGTCAAGTAATCGCTGACCATATAACCTTCGGACAAGCCGCCGGCTGTGGTAAAGATTGCGTTTACGTCATTATCTGCTGTGCCAGGGCGCAGTTCAGTCTTTGTAAGACGAATTGCAACAGGCTCAAGCTGCGGCGGAACAACCAGACGGCGACCGCGAGCAAACACCTTCAGACCAGCCTGATCTTTGAAGTTCGTACGAATGGAAATCATACCATTCAGCAACGTAGACTCGTTCAGATCAACAGCAGTCGAAGGAATGTTCGAGATCGTGCCACCATCAATAGGATGGTTTGACGCGCAGAGAGCAACACCGTCACCACCGATTGACGCATTATACGTCGTTGCAGTGATGAGCACGT